AGACTATTGTTGCTCCTGCTTGTCCTGCTGTTCCGTTTCTTACAATTCCGTATTGTGTCTCATTATAAACAGGGCTAAAACTACCTGAATGTTGAATTTCAAAAGCAAATATATGACCTGTGTTACTTGCGTCACTAACATCAAAAGTAATTACATCTCCAATATTTATAGTTATTGAAGGTCTATCTACTCCTCCAATATGAAACTGGTTTTGACCACTAACTGCTGCTACAGTTACAACTTCCGTTCTAGTAGAAGATACAGCGTTATCATCTCCAAGTAATATCTCCTGTCTAATTGTTGCTGATATATCTATAGGGTGGTAAACAAAATTATTTTCATTTGGTAAGTCTTCGTTTGGTGCATCAATTACAGTTAATCTTGACCCTAACTTTCCAATAGGTAGTCTTTTATTTGTAACTCCATCATTATCTCTTACTACCATGTCTCCTGAAGAAGTTAAGACAGATGATGTAGGAGCATTAATTATTAAAGTGAAATTTGCATCAGTTGAAGGGTCGCCACTACTAATAACATAATTTATAGTGTTGCCTGTATAAATATAAGTTGCGTTGTTATAACTAACTAGATCGCCTTTCTTAAACCCTAAACCTACTGAGTAAGTACCTTTAAAGTGAAGGCCACTTGCCATCAGGTTATAATTATTAGCATCTTGTGCAGGTACAATATTTTGACTTGTAGTTAATGCTTGTACTACTACATAAGCTGAACCATTATAATAAACTACGTCATCAACCTCATAGGCTGTTGCAGTAGCCCAATCTCCTCTCCAATTAAACTTGAGTTTACCTAAATCAATTTGTGCCATAGTTAAATGTCGAGAACTAAATGTCCGCCTAATCCTGCTGCTAAATTAGCAGTAGTATTTGCTGCAAGTGTAAACTTAGGAGCATTTGGGGCAACACTACTAAGTACGTCTTCGCCTAAAAAATAAGCGTGACTAGCACCCTTTTGAATAAAATCATCTGCTTTATAAACAGTTGATTGTGGGTCACTAGCCAAATTATATATCATTCGTAGCATACCGCTAGGTAATCTTTTAAAACCTACAAATATTGATGTTCTTGCCAAGTTCTGTGCTGTACTTGCAGAGTTAGCTGCTTGGGTGGCTGAAGCAGCAGCTTGACTTGCTGACGTTGCAGCATTGTTTGCACTTGTCAAAGCGTTTGCAGCAGAGCTAGAAGCCTGTCCAATAGCTACGTTTGCGTTTGCTATACCTGCATCTAGCTGTCCTTTGTTAACTGCGTCACTTGCATTAACACCATCTCCCAAACTTCCGATCTTATTTCCACCTGCATCTAAATCTCCTGTTAATGCTAAAGACCCATCTCGTTTTACAAAACCATCTACATATTGTTTGTTCGCAGCATCTTTTGCATCTACAGGGTCATTAATAAGTTTTATTCTTTTGTTGTTAGCTGTTAGATCATTTCCGTCTGTGACAATACCTGACGCTGTTTCGTCTGCGTTTTCTTGCTGTGCAAATAATACTTGTCTTAATCCTGTATCAAGGTCAAGTTCTGTAAGAACTGAACCATCTTGGAAATCAACAACTGGCAAACTAATATCTGTATCTCTTTGAAACTTAATAGCAGCACCATTTGCAGGAGCAACGACAAAAGTTATTGTTTGTCCATTAACTGAGTAATGAGTGTTAATAGTTTGTAGAACATCATTTACAGTTACATCTATTCCTAAAATAGATATGTATGAAAAGCTAATAGAAAAATTAACTTCAGTTCCGTTTCCTGTGTGATTAGTAAACGTATTAGTGGTGTTGGTAGCCATAGTTAGCTAATAAGAGACTTGGCAGCAAATTGTTCTAATAAACTATTTGAGCTTACTTCTACTATACCTTGGAATAATTTATTATTTCTATCTTCATCTCTAAAAAATTTATCTCTTTTTTCTTGATCTAATACTTTGCTATTTTTTATCCACCAATCTTTAGCAGAAGTTTTGTAATCATTATGTATTTCTTGTAAGCCTTTTTTTAATATTTCTCTAGCTCTATACATTTGATTTATTCTGTCACTATTACTAAAATCTTCTTTTGTAAGTTCATTTATATCTTTACCTTCTACGTTTGCAATAACAGCTTTTATATTAATATCCATTTCATTCAAGTCCATTTTTAAAGCATTACCTCTCATTAGTTGTACAAGAATATCATTCTTTTTTATATATCTGTCCATAGCGTCATACATTCTTAGTTTCAATGTACCTTTTCTAAACCTTGCAGTTTCATAAATTAGGTCAGCAAGCTCTTCGCTATTCAATCTTAGTTCATTATCAAAGTTATCATCACTTAATAACAAATCATTAGGAGCAGCAAACTCTCCTCCTGTCTCTTGTAGTACTGATAGAACAGGGTCATTGTTAGACACAGTAGAGTATGTCCAACCATCTAATAATGGATTCCACTCGTCTTTACCAAACCCAACAGGTATCTCTACAAACTTACCTGTTATGTGATTTTGTACTGGTCTTGCAAATCTATCTCCATGAGGAGTAAGACCTGCTATTTCGTTAACAAGTCTAGTCGCAAATATCATAGGGTTATAATCTCCTTCAAATTGCCCTTTAGTTATTTTTTTATCAACACGAATATTGCCATCTCGTTTTTGTCCAAAAGCACCTGAGTTAATAGCACCTTTAATAAACTTACCTGTACCACTAAAGGGTACTGCTATCTGAGCAATTCTTCTAGTTATAAATGCGTTCATACGAGAAGGGTCTTCAAATAAAGGTATAAGTTCTGCTATGCCAGAAAGAAATGTTTTATCTACTAAGTTGTCATACATAGCAGCTTGCATAACCTGATACATAGATTCTTTTTCCAATTTCTCTGCTTCTGTTAAATATGGAGCTATTCTTGCAAAGTCAGCAGATAAAGCTAGATAACTAGCCCAAGGTTCAAGTCTTTTATAACTTACATATTTATATTTAACTTTTCCATCTGCTCCTCTTACATAGGTAACTTCTGAGTTTTCTCCTTTTTGTAAAATATAATCTAAAGGATTTCTTGATCGTCTTGAACCTTTTGTATTTAATGGGTCAACTTTTCCGTATTTAGCTATCTCTTCTTCAGTTGCAAGAAATCGAAAAGAATATGGTTGAAAACCAGTTGCAAGCATCATCTCTCTTTGCTCTTTATTTTTAGGTAAACCTCCTGTAATCGCTACTCCTGCTTCAGGGTCGTTTATCTGAAAAGCAGCAGTTATACCACCCGCCCAAGCAGCCCCACCTAAACGTGTTCGACCCATGGCTATAGCTCTTACACTCTTATCTTTTGATGCAACTTCTGCTAGGTGTTCTTTAACAAATCCTATTTCAGTTATATTAAATTTCCCTATACCTATTTTTTTCCCTATAGGTGTTTCTGCTAAAGCAGCAATAGGACTTGCCTTACCAAACTGCTTCATAATATTAATAGGTGTTCTTATAAAAGGAACTATCTGTCTAGCTAACGGATATTCATTAACAGCATTTTGAAACTGTTTTAAGTAGTGACCATCTGCTAAATCTTCAGTAAATGTTGATTCTGCTGCATATTTTTGTGCATCTCTATATAACTGTAAATTTTTCTTAGATAGCTTTCCTTCTACTGATTCTCTGTTTATAACTTTAATAATCTTGTTAAATTGTTTATTAACGTGTGCGTTATATTCTGCTCTGTTAGCAAAAGTTTTTGTACCTCTCTCGATAGCTTTTTGAGTATCTTCCCAAATAGTTGCTCTTAGATATGATCTAAAGTTTAATTGTTTAAAGAACTCATCTTCAGCCATTAGAAATCTACTAGGTAATCCGTATGTATCCATAATTGCTCTACCAACTTGCCCTCTAGTTCCTTGCCAAGATTCCATCATTATTCTTTCTGCTGATTTACTTTCAAGTATTGATTGACCTGCATCAACAATATTTCTATTAGCTCTAAAAGCAAAAGCTGCCATTCTTAAAGACTCCACAGAAGTTGACATTAGGTATTGCAAATCCTTTAAAGCTCTCATTCTGGTTGCATTATCTTCTGCACCTGCTAATTTTGCTATAGGTTTTCCGAATGTATTTATACCTGTAGATATTAAGTTGACTTGATGAGTTACAGGGTTTGATAAAATTGAATTAATAAATAAATGGTTAGTTATTTTCATTACGTCTGAACCTTTTTGATGCTTTAGGATTATCTTTAAAGCTTTAGGATTAGTAGCTGCAAGATGTAATTTTCTTACTACTTGCTGCAAGGCTTTAGTATCTCCTCCATCTGCTAGGTCTAAAATTTGCTGTATATCAAATTCTCCTAAGAAATCTTCTTCATCTACCATTTCTTTAGCAGCTTGTTTTCTTGCAAGCTCTACAGCTTCGTCTTCTGAACTTAGTTTTAATATAGTCTTTAAACCTTTTTGTGGAACTCTGTCAGAAGTTACATTAGATAATGAGAGACTTCTTGATATTGGTGTAATAGCTCTTCGTTTAATATTTAAGACACTATCTAAAAATTTAAGAGTATAGGCGAAGTCTCCTTTTACAACATCATAGGCTTTGCTATCAAAGCTGCCACCTTTCTTCATAGCAATTAAGTCGTCCATTTTACTGGCTAGTTCTCTAACAACGATTGCACTTTCATTAACAATGTCATTCATAGCTATGATTGCTACTTCTAAATCAATCTCTCCCCCATCTCCATAAGTTTCTACAAAGTCTGATAAAGCATTAATAGTATCTAAAGGTAGTTGAGTCCTTGCTTTTGTCTTCATAGACTTCCATGTTCTACTCTTTGGATTTATGCTTTGTTTGATTGCATCTCCTCTGGCAACAATAAAATCTACGATTGCTTCTTTATTTGCAAAAGCTTTTTCTTTACCTTTAATAGTTCCTTTAAAATATCTGTTTAAATCTTGTGCATTAAAAGTTCTTGTTATTTTTGACCCTTTTAATGGACTTCCGTACAATGTAGAACCATCTCCACCTAAATAATATTTTTGTAATT